TACATGATGGCGTCTTCGATAGTGGCGCAGCCGTAGCAGCTGGCGTACACGAAGGCCCGCAGCTTCTGGGCAATGCTGATGGTTTCAGCGGTGACGTTCTCAGTGTCGAGGCCGGGCACGCCGATTATGCGGGGTTTTACGCCCAGGTTCTGTTCGGCGGCCAACAGCGCTTTCAGGCCAGTCTTTTTGCCTTCCGGGGTGACAGTGCCAATCACGTTGGCCTCGGTTTCGTTGGCTTCAGCGCCTTCCTCTACCCGCACCACCACCACAATGGCGCTGGCCTGGTCTGCAATGGCGTCCAGTGCCGCTGGCAGAGTACCGGTGGTGCCCGCATCGCCAATGGCGTCCAGAACGTTTGTAACCAGTACCGGGGTGTTCAGCGGGAAGGCTTCGTTTTCGCCCCCGCTGAGCTTGGTGTAGTCCGCGATGTTGGCCAGGCCCGCGCCGGTGTTGCCATCGTCCAGGGCTGCAGAGACCAGGGCGGAAGCTTCGGCGCTGCCGTTAACGGCGGTGACGATGTCCTGTGCGGTGCTGGTAACAACCGCCTCGGCGTCAGTGGCCAGACTGACGGTAATGTCTTGCCCGGCCACGGTCACTTCCAGGGTGGACGCTGCTGTGCCTGGGTCGACGTACCGGACGCGGATCTGGTTTCCGGAAGTGCCTGCCTCCAAGGCGGTGAAAATGATATCGCCGTTGTCGGCAATGGTTCGGATTGCGGCCTCGGCTTTTACGCCAGTGGACGCTTCCGGAGCGGTAGCCACAAGGCCGATGATGGCTGTTGCAACGGTACGGATGGTCCGGGTGCCTTCGTTGATTTCGAGCACTCGAACCCCGTGGTGGTATTGGTCTGGCATAGCGCCTCCTGGTTTGGTTTTGCCGGGGTATAGGTGCCATGATGAACCCTGCGGCGCTCGCAGCCATTCGTTTAAGTTGTCTGCAACAAACGCACAAAACCCCAGCCGTCCCTGGCTTTTGGGTGACCCTAGGCTTCGATGGCGATCCCCTCTTCAAACATCAGATCAAGCTCATCATCTGTAATGCCCAACTGAGCGCCCAAGCCGTTCAGCATTGGCGACAGGCGCCGGAACTCGCTGGCGTCGTTCCATGCGTCCACGGCGAGCGGGTCGGTCTCGGGCGCTGCCATCATTTGCTCGATCTGGTCCCGGTAACCGTAACGGCGAAGAACGGCGCGGGCTTGAAATCGGGACAGCACCATACCGGCGCGCCACTTCTGCAGCTCGCGCATTTCATTGTCAATCCTCCAGCTCTCAACCTCGGCCACCAGGCTGTCGTGCTCGGCCTTATCGATCAGAACCATGCCCGGAGCCGGTGACTCGCTGGAGGGAATGTGCCCAACGATCAGAGCGGGGGACTGGCGCCGGTCAACTACGCTGACCTTCAGGTTGTCGCTGGGCCGTTTCGGGCCGTGGCGAAGTGGCGCTTCGTTGGCCGGGCGGCCGTCTCTGGCGTCCAGGTAATAAGCGGTAACGTATTTGTTGCTCATGCTGCGGTCCTCTTCGGTTGGCAGGGGGTGACTTTCGTTAGTTGCCCACGGAAGGCAATGCCGGTTTCGACGGCCAACGACTTCCGCAGGTTGTAGGTGTTGGCGTGCTGGCAAATGCCCAGGTAGCTGTTCATTCTTGAGGCCCAGGCTTCTGGGTTGTCGTGTCTTTCGGCGCTGTGCGCTACGGCTTTCATGGCATTTGTGCTGCGCCGGCGAACGTACCGGCGGTGCGGCAGCATCACGTAGCCGCAGAAATTAATACCGCGATAGACGCTGTTTCTTTGCGTTTTATTGGGGTGGAAATGTACATCCAGCTGCGTCAACGCGAACGTTTTCATGGCCTCAAACGCGTCGTTCAGTTCTGCAGGCGTTTTACCGATCAGAACCACGTCATCGACATAACGCCCGTACCAGCGCACGCCCAGGTCGCGCTTTACGAACTGGTCCATAGAGTCGAGATAAACGTTGGCGAAAAACTGGCTCGATAGATTCCCGATCGGAAGCCCTTTGTTACCACTATTGAAAAGGCTTTTGTGGTGCGGCACGTGGCGGAATTTCCACGCCGGACTGTTCACGATCGGGCGCTGGGTTGGGTCGTGAAACAACACTTGAGCGGTCAGATTGAGAGTCTCATCGTCGTCTATTCGCTTGCGCAGCAAATTGAACAGAATGTCTTTATCGATGCTGACAAAGAAATTCGCCAAATCGGCTTGCAGAAAGCAGGCGGGGTGCTGCCAGTTTTCAGTCGCCTTGCGCATGAATCCGTGGATCCGCTCAACCCCTTTCAATGAGCCACGCCCGGGGATGCAGGCATAGCTGTCGTGAATAAACCGGCGATAGAAGCGGTCAGACACCCGGTTGTAGATGATGTGGTGCACCACCCTGTCGCGGAACTGAGCCGCCCACACTTCGCGCCATTTTGGGTAACTGACCACAAATGCGATTGACCGGCCAATGCGATAGGCGCCAGCGTTAAGGTCGCGCATTAACTTCATGAGATTGCGCTCCAGTCGCAGCTCGAAATCGCACTGTGACAGCGCATTGCGCTTATTTCTGCGGCAATCGTAATACGCTTGAAAGACCTCTTCAACAGTAAACACTATGATCTCCTGACGGCACGCACCCGGTTGCTGTTCGTCTTGTTGTTCCGGTTCTGGTTGCCATTGTTGAAGTTCTGGTTCCAGGCGTTGCTCGCATCGTTCTCCGTCGATGACCAGTAGTTGCTGGGCTCGAAAGCGTCGTTAAGCTGCTCACTGTCACGTCGCACCGCGGGATATTAAAACCGCCGTGAAACTGGCTTTCGCCTTTTCGCGGGGCCCGGGCAAGCCGAACCCTGCGGGAGCAGTCCGAGATTATTGGCTCGCCGCGCAAAGCCTTGGCCCTGCGCGTTCTGGCCGTGTTTACCTGAAAAGTCACTTACTCGCCTTTTCCCAGCCGTAGGCCTGACGGCCGATAGCGTCCGTTCGCTCAACCAGCTGGCCGTGCTGTTTTTTACTGATTAACGCAAGGTCGCAGCAAAGCCGGATGGTCATTTCAACCACTTGAACGGTCTCCAAAATGGCTGAGATTATCGGCCGGCGGCCATCTCGCGCCGCGTTGGCGCGGTACACGTTGATCACGATGTCCAGGCAATCGGATCTCAACCGCTCGCCCAGGGATATCTTCAGATCACGCGGGAAATTCCGCGTCATCTGGGTGATCAATTTCATGAGCTCAAATGTGTCCCGATAAATCGGCAATTCTTTCGCCTTCATAGCGAAACACCCCAAATAAAAGTGGAAAGAAAAGTTTAAAGTGCAATCCTCCTGACGGCACGCACCCGGTTGCTGCTCGTCTTGCCGTTCCGGCCCTGGCCGCCATTGCCGAAGTTCTGGTGCCAGGCGTTGCTCGCATCGTTCTCCGTCGATGACCAGTAGCTGCTGGGCTCGAAAGCGTCGGCGGACGCGCCTTTGAAGCTTTCACGGTCGGTTTGCGCTGGGTCTCCTGCGGTGTAGCCAGTTTGAGTGGGCCGCGAATTTGCGTTAGTACCGAAAGTGGCGCCATCACCGCCGAAACCCGTAGTTTGGCGAGCGGAGGTGTTGTTTGCCGTGGTGTCGGGCTTGAAGTTTCGATAGAGGATTTCAAGCTCGTCGCGGCTTGGCAGGTACCAGTCGGTGTGGCCATTCAGACCCTGGGCCGCGTTGCAGTTGTCTTCAATCCACTTAAAAGCCGGAAACTCAGACAAGCTATTCAGCGCAAGAATGGCGTTGTGATTTGTGCGGCCGTCGGCCAGGGTCATCGGCGGCACGCCTGCAGTGCCGGTCACAGCCGTGTTAGCGGTGCGCCAGCTCATTGTTCCGTCGCCCATCTTAACGCTGTCGCCACCGCCGTCCGACACAACAAGGCCGTACGTCTGACCGTCGTAATCTGAGACAATTTTGCCCGCGACATAACCGCCGCCGTAGGGTGCGCCGATCTCGGTATCAAAATCAGGCACAAACGATGCAGACGTTGTGATGCTGCTGCCGGCGCCGCGGGCGGAATCGCCATAGACCGCGCCGTGGTACTGCGGCTCAATAGTGTAAGTCTGGCCTGGCTGCAGGATATCTGCGGGCACCGTGACGCTGGTGAGCTGCGTTTCAGAGCGGATCACGTCGTAAACAATGCCGCCGGTGCTGTCGCGAATACGCAGTGACGTGGCCACGTGCTCGTCTGTGCCGCTGATTACGTTAAATGCGGACAGCTCGATAACCGGCTGCTCAGGTATGTCGGTTGCGCCAGCTGCCGGGCTTGTAACGCTCGGCGTGTCGATGTAGGTGTCAGCGGTACCGAAACGGGTGCGGGGTGAGCGCTGCGCCCACTCGCCTTCCACGTTTTCGTCCTGGTACTGCCATTCGTGATCTGAGCCCACGTCTATTGGCGATGCAACCGTGTGAGCTTCGATCGGATTTTCGTCAAGCGGCGTCTCGTCGGCTTCGTAGACTGGCACGTCTTCGTTCAGTCTGAAGATGTAAAACCGGCGGAGATTTTGCGGCACGCCGTACAGGGGGTAATAAGGCGAACCGACCAACTCTGGCGTTGCTGTTACACCGGTGGCGGCGGCGGCCGGTGAGATGTTTTCGGGGCGGCGGGTGACGCCGATCGGCAAGGCTGTGATGATCGCGACGCGGGAAATAACGCCCATCACGCGCAAGCGCGTGACGTTGCTGGGGATGTGCCAGCTGCCGTCTGCCCGTGCTGTCAGGTTCTGCCACGCACTGCCGGTCCAATACCGTGCTGCCAGGTTTGAGCCCTGCACGTGCAAATAAGCGCCGCGCTCCATGTCTGTCAGCTCTGGCGTTGCGTACTCTGCCGGAGCAAGGCGGCCAAGGGTTGAGCCCACAGCGACGGTGCTGGTGAGCGAGCCGTACAGCGTGATGCGCTTATCCGAGAGCACTTGACGAACCCGAACGCTTTGGGTGTTTCCAGAGTCAACAATGAAATAGTGCTGGCCAGGCTGAATGCCGGCAGTGCTTACCAGGTCGATGCTGTCATCGCCGCCCACAGCGGATTCGATCACAAACTCAGGCACTTGTTCTGCACGCTCAACAAAAACGCGTTGCGCGCCGTATTGAACCAGGGCGTCAAGCCGATCTGACAGGTTGACAGGGTCACTGCCCAGAATGTCTTCCACCTGGTTCTGGGTTTGCAGGATCAGGGTGCGCAGCCAGTGGTCATTGGCCAGCAGATCGGTGAACTGCGGGTTCCAGGTGTCCGGATGTGCCGGGTCGGTGGTCTGAATGGCGCGCAGCTCTTCGCTGAACTGCGGGTCGGTAATGGTAATTTGCTGTGTCATGGTTGGTCCTCGTCTGATCAGAACTGTAGGTCTAGTGTCGCGACAATGCTGGTGCCGGAATCCAGCTCCAGCGGGCTGTGAACTCTTCGTGCGGCCAGGTCACCCTCGGAATCGAACAGGCCGATTTCCCGAATGGACCGCCCCAGCACGCTGTCGCCTTCCAGCGTTGCGCCGATTTTCAGGGTGACGCCATCGGCCACGGCGGAATCCACCGCCTGCCGGTGGTCCTCGCTGGCCAGGGCCTGATCGTCTGGGTTTGTTGGCGCGCTCCCGGTGCCCCAGGCCACAGCGGTTATGGCTGGCACAGCGGTGCCGGCAGCCGCTGCGGCCGCCACCTTCGCCCGGTATATTTCAGTTGCGGGTATCACGGTTGTCACAATCGAATCTCCTTGCGCTGTCTGCGGTCCCGTAGCACGGCATGGGCGTCTGTCCCGATGGAATTAATGGTTGTCTTTTCTCCCAGCAGCCGAATGCCGTCCAGTGGTGTTTTTCGGACCTGGTATAGCTGGGAAAGAGCGAGCCCCCAGGTGCCGTCAATGGAGCGGTGGCCGTCGATGATCTCGTTCAGGCCCCAGCTGGCATCCAGCGTGTCGGTTTCGGTTTCGCCCAGAGTCCAGTGGTTCCGGCTTGAGGCTTGCGCGGCGGCGGTGGTGCGCTGCTTAATCTGTATGTCGATGGTGCCCCAGCCCTGGTCCAGCGGTTCGCCGGTCGGTTGCTGGCCGGTGAGCTGGTAGTCCCCGCGCAAAGAATTGAAGCCGTCAAGGACTCGAGGGAGGTAGTCGCCGGAAAGGGACTGGCACCCCATGAGCTGGCGCGCCCGGTGAACAGGTGCGCCCTCGCAGCCCTGCCAGGACTGCTGCACTGTCTGGGTTAGCGGTGAGACGGTAATTTCTGCAGACCAGGTGGCGGCATACTGATACAGCAGCGCCACAAGCTCGGACCTGAGCGGGGCTGCGCTCTCGACGCGGTCCCGGACACGGCGCTGGTCTGCGGCTGTGAACGGAGCGTCTGCAATGTTGAAAGCCAGGGCGTACTGAGCCCAGTTGGTGGTGACGACTTTGGGCGGGTTAACCAGGTGTCCGCCGAGAACAGCGGTGCCATCGACCGTAAAGCTGCCATCGACATACAGGCCGCCGGCTTCGCGCCAGGCTGAATCCTGCCTAGTGTGCTCCAGGATCTCGACATCACTAAAGCCCAAAACCTCCAGGGCTCGGCGGACAGCCCACACGGTTCCGCGTCGGCGGCGAATAGGAATAGCTTCGCTTATGGCGTCGCGCTTAACCTGTTCTGGCCAGTCAGTGCTCCAGTGGTCGACGCCGGTCGCCCAGCCCAGCCAGGGCAGCATGTGCACGGGCATGCGCTGGGCATCCCAAAGGGCGTCAAACGGGGCGATGGCCGCTACCAGATCGGCAGAGACTTGCTCTATTCGCCGTTCAAGCGCGGTGGTGTTTGGCGGCAGCAAGCTAGCCATTCGCCGTCACCTCAATGCTGGAGCAATAGGGCGCTTCGCTCCGGTCGCCACCTATGTCTGCGGTTGGGCTTAGCAGGGTGGCCCGCTCAACGCCGGGCGCATAAAGCCGGGCCTCCAGTGCGCCCAGAACGATTTTTGCACCCAGGGCGTGGCGCTCTTCCACGTATTGCTTGGCGCGGCGTTCGGCCTCAGAAATGACAACGGTGGTATCTGGCCCATCCTGTATTTCAAGCTCGGCAATCACCTGGAACTCCAGAACCGTGGCGCTGCCCGCCCGAACTGTATCTGTGAGCGGGCGCACGGTGTCTTCATTCAGCGCCAGCTCGACGGTAGTTATCAGCTCAGGGCTGGCCTCGCCATCACCTTCACGGGACAAGACATAAACCTGCACAACGCCCGCAATCGGCCGGACGGCTTCGGCATCTTTTACGGCCGGGGCGGCGCTCAGTGAGAAGTACCGGTAAGCCTCGCGGCTGCCGGCGGTGCTGAAGGCGTCATGAGCCAGCAGGATACGGCGCAGGTAGTCGGGGTCGCTTTCCATGGTTGGTGGCGTGGGCGGGTTAGCGTCAGGCTCTCCGGGGTCCAGCGTCAGGCGCTCAGTCAGGTAATAGGTGACGCCGATATGGTCCAGCTCCGGGCCGGTGGCATAGGCCAGAAGTAGCGACTTCGCGCGCTCATTGTGCTGCTGGCGTAGATTGAGCTCTCGATATGCCGACTCCTCGAGGAACTTTGTCAGCGGCTCGCTTTCCAGCGCCAGGGTTTCGGCCAGCTCTTGGCGCTCTGATTCGGGGGTGAGCTCCAAAAGCCTGCTTTTCCTAGATTCCAGAATGGTCTCGAAATCCAGCGGGTCGATGATGGTCGGGGCCGGCAGCAGAGAAAGATCTATATGGCTTGGCACTACACACCTCCCACGGGAACACCGAATGTCTGCTGTTCGCCAGAGTCTTTGATGGTGGCCCCGATCTCAATGACCGCCCTCCCGCTGGCGTCTACGGTACGATTTACCCGGCTGATCCTTACTCGGGACTCCCAGAGCGACACAGCGGTCACCGTTGCGCTATAAAGCCGCAGCAGGTTGGCATTATTCAGCGGCTGGTCGATCAGCGCCGGGATGAGCGATCCGTAGTCACGGCGCATGACTCTGGATCCCAGCGGTGTGGCCAGAATGTCGGTGATGCTTT